ACGGAGCTACGGAGACGTGTACCGGCAGGCGTTCCGTTTATGCGTCCAGTTCCTGCAACCTGAAGAGATGATGCGGATCACGTCCACTCAGGCGGTTGAGGCGTTAACGCAGGACGCGGTGCGGTTCGACTTCAACCTGAAATTTAATGTTTCCGAGATGGACAACGAACTGGTGAAGCAGAAAATGCAAACCATCGCACAGGCGATTGTGCCGCTCGATGTGGGAGGCACGATTGACCGCAGTAAACTGGTCAACAAGTTACTGCGTGCCGTCGCGCCGGAGAGTGCAGACGAACTGTTGATGGATCAGCAGGGAGCGAGCCGTAAGATGTACGAGGAGGTGAAGAACGATATGGGCAATATGCTTGTCGGTATCGAGGCAACCTATCAGGACGCGAGCAACGACCCGACCGCATCAACGAAGATGCAGTTCGCTCAAGAGATTGCCAGCACCTCACCGGGCGTGCAGGAGGCACTGCAAGGGAACGAATTGTTCAAGGAACTGTTTGGCAAGTACGTTCAAAATTTGCAGATGGGAATGCAGCAACAACAGAACAAGCAAACGGGTCTGACCGGGGTGGCTCCGATGAGTCCGCAGGGGGCATAATATGCGTACACTAAATTTCTCAGCAGTATTGAACGGCGTGGCAACCTTGTCCGGCCTTGACCCGGCGAACCTGTCCACGGTCGAGTTCACCCGCATCCGCGACCTGACCGATGGCCGTCTTGGCCTGTGTTGGGAAGGCGAGTATTGGCCCGAAACAATTCGTGTTGCCAGTGCGGTTGTGACATCGACTGATGACATCGAGGTTGCACCTTTCCCGACTGACGCCGGGGAAATCCTGAACGTGCTGAACAAGAATCCGCGAGTGACTACGACCGCCGTTTCACTCGGTTGGTCGATCTACGATGACGGTACAAACCGTTACATCCAACTGCGGGACACTACTACGCCTATCTACGTTGAGTACCGCACGGTGCGACCCAACCTGACGGGCAACACCTACGCGGCAACCAGCACATATTCAAGCGGCGATCAGGTTTACTTTAATGGCAATTTTTATGATGCGAACGCGAGTGTGGCGGTGAACGAATCACCGACCACTACGAGCAGCAAATGGGACTTGGTAAAGATACCCAAGATTTTCCAAAACTATTTAATTCGGGGGGTGTTCGCGGACTACCTGCGTAGCACAGGCGACAACGAACTTGCGATGGCCGCCGACCAGAACGCCGAGGCGATTCTGATGATGGAGGGCGATAAACTTTACCGGCAACAAGGGCAGGTGCGCCGGTTGGACGTGCAAACTTATTAGGGGGCAAATATGGCTGACACAAAAATTACAGGGTTAACGGAACTGGCGGAACAACCGGCAAGCACGGATATGATTCCGTTGGTGGACACCAGCGACACGACTCAGGCGACTTCCGGCACGACCAAGAAAATCACCCGCGCTAATCTGATCGGCACAGTGACCGAGGGTGAAGGCGGCACGGGCGAAACGACTTATACTGACGGGCAGCTTCTAGTCGGCAACACGGCTGGCGGCTTGACCAAGGCGACGATCACCGGAGGCGCGAATGTCTCTGTGACGAACGGCGATGGCAGCATAAGCATAGCCGCAACCGATACTACGGGCATCAGCGATGTGGTGGAGGACACTACGCCGCAGCTTGGCGGTTCGCTCGACGTAAACAGTCAGAGCATCGTTAGCGCGAGCAACGGAAACATCCCGATCACACCGGACGGAAGCGGTAAGGTAGTCCTCGATGGATTGAGTTGGCCAACTGCTGATGGAACAAACGGGCAGGTGATTCAGTCTGACGGCGCAGGCAACCTATCGTTCACCGACAATGACGGCGGCGGCGGTGGGGGCAGCACCAACAGCTTTGCCACGATTGCACTTTCCGCAGATGGCGGTTCAGCCTCCGGCGACTCCAGCGTAGCCGCTGACAGTGCGACAGACACGCTGAACCTGAAAGCCGGGAGCGGCGTAACAATAACGGGTGCGTCCAGTACCGATAGTGTGACCATCGCGGCTAGTGCAGGCAACAGCTTCGGCACAGTTGCAGTGAGTGGCCAGAGTGATGTGGTGGCCGATGCCGCCAATGACACGTTGACGCTCGCAGCGGGCAGTAATGTTACGCTGACCACAGCGGCAGGCACAGACACAGTGACTGTTGCTGCCACGGATACGAATACGACCTACACCGCTACCGGAGCGGTAACACTCACAGGAACGGAGTTTAGCCACACTGATACCAGCAGTGCCTCTGACGTTGACAACGCTGACGGCAACGTGTTGCAGGACATCACGTTTGATACTTACGGTCACGTGGCAAGTGTGGGCAGCACTGATCTTGACACGCGCTACAGTCAAACCAGCCACAATCACAGTTCGACTTATCAGCCGCTCGACAGTGACCTGACCGATTTAGCCGCTCTGGCAAAAACGGACGGCAATGTCATCGTCGGCAACGGATCAGCGTGGGTAGCCGAGAGTGGTGCGACTGCCCGGACAAGCCTCGGACTTACGATTGGTACGGATGTTGCCGCTGAAACAGGCACAGCCAAACTGGCGGCTACCCAGACTTGGACAAAGGCACAGATTCCAAGCACACGCACTGCTGCTTTCGAGCAACCTGACTTTGACACTTACCAGAACTTTGTGTTCACGCTAACGAGTGCCACGACTCACACGCTAACGAATCCCACTACCGACTCAAGCAATGCAGGGCAGACGGGTGTGATCGTACTCATTCAGCCGAGTTCAGGCACGGCGGCGTCTTTGGCGATTACTGCCAGTGGCGACTATAAGCCGGTGGGCGGGGTAGCACCTACACTTTCCACGGCACTCTCATCGGTGGACATCCTGCCGTATATGATTCAGGCCGACAACACGATCCTGCTCGGCGCACCACAACTAGATTTCAAGGCTACTAGCTAATGGCAGACTTTAGTTCAGCAATCTGGAACAAGCCAGCCGCCGCCGATCCACCAGCGGATGATGTGGTGACGAAGTCGTGCCGGTTTAACAGTGATGGCCATCTTACGAGGACATTTAGCGCATCTACTGACGACCAAAAGAAAAGGACTATTTCGGTTTGGGTGAAGCGAAGTGAGTTGAACGATAGCAACGGTCAGAAGATTTTGGGGTATCAGGCATCCAATGCGGGAGGAACTTACCAGTTCAGCGGTGCAGGTGGAGGGGGTTCGTCGGTTAACGATGATTTCGTGATAAACGACAGGAACGCCACCGCCGATTCCGCTGACTACATAATCAGAACAGCCGGATTATTTCGTGATGTGGCGGCGTGGTATCATATTTTCATCAAGTACGACACGACTGACTCTACTCCCGCAGACCGGATTCAGATTTGGATGAACGGCAAGAGGGTGACTGCTCTCAATACGGGAGACACGGGGTATCCAGCATTGAACCACACCACCACTAAAATTTTTACGGCATCAACTGGCCTCCAATACATCGGGGGAGACCCTTGGGGTGGACACGGCTTCGATGGTTATATGGCTGATTTTCACTTCATAGACGGGACTGCTTACGATGCAACCGATTTTGCCGAGGAGGACACGATCACGGGCCAATGGAAACCAAAGGCTACCAGCGGATTAACTTATGGCGACAATGGATTTCGTCTTGAATTTCTGCAAACCGGAACCGGAACGCCCACCTCCAGCACCATCGGAGCAGATACTAGTGGGAACGATAACCACTGGACTACCACCAACCTCGCCGCCTCGGATGTTGTGAATGATACTCCGACCAACTCATACGCAACCCTTAATCCGTTGGACAAGTACAGCGGTGTCACACTAGCCGAAGGTAACTTAAAGCTAACTTCCGGTGACTACCATTACGCACGTTCAACCTTTGCGCTACCGTCGAGCGGGAAGTGGTACTGGGAATACTACTGGAAAGACCACGGGTATCTTGGCGGCTATGGCATTTCTGCTGCGGATTACGATTTGAATAATGGCCCCACTGGTAAATGCAGGATGACGATGGGGGGGTCTTGGTACACATCTTTTAATTCTGGCGGGTTGACCGAGTTCTGCGCTGACCAAGCGAGGTACGGCGGTACGAACTGGGGAACTACTTACGAGGACGGCGACATCGTAATGGTTGCTGTTGATCGTGATAACAGTAAGATTTGGTTTGGAAAAAACGGCAGTTGGATTTCGACAAGCGGAACACCTAACCCCGCCACAGGTGTTGACCCTCGCAACTCCTCAGTAACCAGTACAACGGATTGGTTTCCCACGGTTGGAACTTCATCAACATACGATGGCGAGGTCTACGCGAACTACGGCCAAGACCCGTTCTTTGCTGGTGAAAAAGCCAGCGGCCAAGACACATCACAGTCTGAATTTTACTACGCACCGCCCTCCGGCTATTTAAGCCTCTGCACCGCCAACCTCCCAACCCCCACAATCGCCAAGCCAGCGGAGCATTTTGATGTCCTCACCTATGCGAGCAGCGGGGCAAAAACATTTGATAACGGCACAACCTCGATGCAACCCGATTTGGTTTGGGTGAAGGCGCGGGGTAATGCTTACGACCACGAGTTGACCGATTCAGTGCGCGGAGTGACGAAGGCGTTGAGCAGTAATGCTACTAACGTGGAAAGCACGGATAGCACTGGGTTGACTGTTTTCGGTTCGGACGGATTTACAGTGGGAGCAGGGACGAATTATTCAACGTCCTCGATGGTGGCGTGGTGTTGGAGGAAGCATATCACCAGCGGTTTCGACATTGTGGAGTACACAGGAGATACCACTGGCGGCACGCAGGAGATTAGCCTAACGAGCGGATTCGGCACACCAGAGATGGTTATCGTGAAGGCGTATTATGAAGACGATTTATATGCGGGGAATACAACTTCTAACGATTGGTATGTCTGGCATCACAAACTTACCGACGAGGGTTATTACATCTTACTCAACGGCACTGCGGGTCAAGCTGAATCAGATACCTCTATGGGCGGGGATGACTTAATCAATGTGGGCAGCGGAACCGTTACGGTGGGTGGTGATGCTATGAGCGGCCCGTACCTGAACGAGCATGATGATATGAGTACGTTGTATCGCAAATATATCATCTACGCGATGAAGTCAGTGGCGGGATTTAGCAAGGTGGGTTCGTACACGGGTAACGCCTCGGCAGACGGGACGTTTGTGTACTGCGGATTTCGTCCAGCTTACATTATGGTGAAGAAGGTGGCTGGCGGCACAAGCTGGTACATTCACGATACGGCTCGCAGTCCCTACAATTATTCTGACTTGGAAGTTATTGCTGACGGAAGTAACGCGGAGTGGTCAGTTTCGGGCGAGAGCGCGGGCGAGCGAGTTGACATTCTTTCAAACGGGTTCAAAAACCGAAGCACTAATGATGCTTGGAACGGCTCTGGGGCAGAATACCTATTCTACGCCGTGGCAGAGTTCCCCCTAAAGACGGCCAATGCCCGCTAGGAAACTATTATGAGTTATTACCACGACAACAAAAAACTACCACTCAACCAAGCCTTCACGCTTAACCAAATAAGTTTCCCAAGCAACTGGCTCTCGCTGGCAAGTAGCGACGATTTGGCCGCGCAAGGCATCGAGCAGCGTGAGGAACCCGTGCTGCAATTCAAGAATACGAAGTTCTACTACAACACCGTGCAGGACGGGGTAGTGACCAGCACTCCGAAGGACTTGGATATGCTCAAGCGCACTATGACGGCACAAGCCAACCGTGCGGCACATCAGATGTTAGCGCAATCAGATTGGATGGTTGTCAAGCAGACTGAAACGAGTACCGGAATTTTACCGCAGTGGGCAGACTATCGGGCAGCAGTTCGTGCAGAGGCTAACCGTCAGTGTGATCACATCAATGCTTCCCCCAATATAGACTCACTTGAAACGGTGAAACCGAATTGGCCGACAGACCCTGACGCTAAAGCAGAACGTGAGCGGCGCGAGGCTGAGGCGGAAGCTGCCAAGTTGGAGCGGGAAGAGAATGACTAATTTTAACAAGGATGAATCGGGTGGATCATATGGATGAAATGAGAGAATGGGCGACAGTGCTTGGCGTGAACGGCGGCGTGTTCGCTACCGTTTCGTTAACAGAATTGGAGTTAGGCTTAAAATGCCTACTGCTCGCACTTTCGTGCGTGTGGTCAACTGTTCGCGTTGTGAAACTAATCAAGGATAACGAATGAAGGATAAACTGAAATCGAGAAAACTGTGGATGGCTATCGGCGGTCTTTTGACTGTGGCCGCCACTGAATGGCTAAACCTATCACCCGAACTTACCGAGCAGATTATTGGCGCGGTAGTCATCATTGTCCCGGCGTATATCGGCGGGCAGGGAATCGTGGATGCGATGAAGGAATACGCGAAAGGTAAGGCCGACGCATCGGGGCCGGTTGAACATTGATTGCCGAGGTTTTAGCTGCGCTGAAAGGATTGGGGGCCATCCCTGAAATCGTTGAGCAGTTAAAATCAATCGGCCAGAGGTTGGATGAAAAGGCTGCAATCGAGAGGCTGGAAGAGAAAAGGCGCGATGTGTCTGATCGCATTGACGCTGTTAAGCGGCTGTCTG